AACAGGCGGCGGGCGTGGCTGATGGAACTGGCCGCCATTGAGATATTCCTGGGGCTACCCCGCAGCATCCCGCCCAAGGCGCTGAGGCGTGACAGCCGCATAGCCCACGGGGAGGACAGGCGCAACGGGCGGGGGCCGGATAGACGGGGGGCGGAACCGAGATAGAGGCGTGATTCTGGACCACTTGACAGAACCCACAAAGCCGTGCTATGATTGTAACGAACACCTAACCAAACACCTGCCCGCTCCCGGTTCAACAACCCGCGGCGAGAGACACAGCAATGTGTCACTCGCCGCTTTTTTTTGCCCTCCATCCTGGAGACAATGCCATGAATCTTGATAACCAGATTTTTGAACACCCCGCCAAAGTCCTCACCGTCGCAGAGACGGGCGACCTGCTTGCCCTTGTCAAGCAGAGCCACGCCCTGGACGCCGCAAGCCTTACCGAGTACCCCCCCTTCTTCTTCCGGGCCGAGATTTCCAGCGACCGGTTGGACAGCTACTTCACCCGTATGCACGAAACCTCTCTCGTCAACTACGCACAGGACGCCGCCACGGGCATCTCCTTCCAAAATAGTCACAACCACCACGAGATGGGCTTCGGACGTTCCCTGACGGGCTTGTTCGTGCCTGGGGAGGACGTGGACACCGTGCTGGCCGACTTCTACACCGTGCGGGGTCTGACGCTGAACGGCATCAACACGGACCACCTCATCACCGGCATCCGCACGGGGCTGGTGAAGGACGTCAGCATCGGCTTCTACGGGGGCGAATACATCTGCTCCATCTGCGGGCGGGACCTGTGGGATTGGGACTGCACCCACGTTCCCGGATTCAAGTACGCACCCCCTGACGAGAAGGGCAACAAGGGGGAAGAGGAACTGGCCTTCGCCTGGGTACGGGACGCCCATCTTGCGGAAGTGTCAGCCGTGTATGACGGGGCCACGCCTGGGGCGGCCATCTTGAAGGCGCAGCAGGAATCGGAGGCGGGTCGGTTATCCCCGGAAAAGGCACGGATATTGGAGAGTCGCTATCGTATCGCTTTGCCCGGCAAGCGCCAGCAGTGGGCCGGGGCCAATCTATCGCAGGAGGAATCAATGACGAAAGACACGAAGAACGAGAAGGACATGCAGGACCCGCAGGAGGAGGAGCGCTTTGCCGTCCTGCAACGCATGGAGAGCGCCCTGGAGTCCGTGGCCGGGGCCAACGTGGAGGCGAAGCTGGCTGGTCTGCTGGCCGAACGCACGAGCACCGCCCAGCGGGTCAAGGATCTGGCCGGCGAGGTCGCCACCCTGAAGCCCCTGGCCGAGGACGGGCACACCTATCGGGCCGATCTGGTTTCCACCGCCCTGGCCGAAGGGGTTCGGGCCTATGGGGGGACCTTTGACGAGGCCACCTACCGCAAGCTGCTGGAAGCCTCGGATCTGACCGTGGTCAAGCGGCTGCGGGACGACTGGACGCTGATTGCCGAGGGTCGCTTCCCCGGGGGCCGCCAGACCAAAGACGGCCACGACGCAGGTGCCGTCTCCACTGAGGCCACCATTCCCGCTGCGGCCTATCGGGCCTAGTTCGCACGTATTTGCACGTATGCCTGCACGTATTCGCATGAGTTCAAGGAGCTAAACAATGGCAGATCCACGCAACACCATTTCGTTTGAGGGCATCGGGGAGGAGCGAGTCACCTACCTGATCGACGACGACACCATCACCTACGATGCCACCAAGACCAACGGCAGCGCCCAGGTCGGGCTGGCTGTCACCCTCAGCGCCGCCAGGACCGTGGCCCTGGTCGCCGACGCCGAAGCTGTGATCGGGAAGCTACTCCGGGTCGAGGCCGACGACAAGGCTGTGGTCCAGGTCGGCGGGTACATGACCCTGCCGGGCGGAACCAGCGCCACCCTCACCCTGGGTACGCCCATCGTTGGCGATCTGCTGGACACCGCCAAGGGCTACATCCGCAGCGCCGCCAGCGGTGCAGCCGCTGAACTTCTGGTGGCCAAGGGCGCCATCATGGACGCCAGCGTCACCACGGCTGTGGTCGTCAAGTTCTAGGGGCCGGGACTTCCCGTCAACCTTCTCAAGTTCTAGATTCAAGGAGACAAGCAATGGCAGACATCAGCACTCGACCCGGCCCGCAAGAACTGTTCCGGCAGTTGGGACCGGACATGTATCGTCAGGCGTACAAACGGGGCATGTCCCTGTCGGCCTGGCTGGAAACCCAGGACCCGTCTGGTCCCTACAAGGATGGGCTGGACGCCTTTTCCCGTGTGATGATGCAGGCCGGCATCGTCACCACCTCTGACCCCAATGTCGGCTATTTCGCTGACAAGTTCGAGCGTTTCTTCGAGACGCCTCAGACCCGGGCCCTGTTGCCCGAGTGGGTGTCCCGGCGCTGGAAGGAAGCGGCCACCGGGCGACCGGTGATGACCCGTGGGGTCTACGGCAGCGACGACTCCGTGGTGGGCAGCCTGTCCAATTCCTATGTGGACAACGCCACGGCGCGCTGGAGCCAGATGATCGCCCCGGCCATCCCCATCGCCAACCTGGTGGCTCTGACCACCCCCATCGACGGCAACACCTACCGCTCTACCTACCTGACCAACGATGCCACGGCGCAGCGCATGGTGCGGGTGGGCGAGTCGGCCAGCATCCCGACCGCCAAGCTGACCCAGAGCGACAAGACCATCCAGCTCTACAAGTTTGGGCGGGGCCTGCTCTCCACCTATGAGGTGCTGCGCCGGATGCGGATCGACCGCATCGCATTGCACATTGCGCAGATGGCGATCCAGGCCGAGACCGACAAGCTGGCCGCCATCATGGACGTGATCGTGAACGGGGACGGCAACCCCTCCACCGGGGCTACCAACTACAACCTGACCACGTTGGACACCGCCGCCAGCGCGGGAACCTTGACCCTCAAGGGCTGGCTGGCCTTCAAGATGAAGTTCGCCAACCCCTACAGCATCACGACCGCCCTGGCGACCGAGGCGACTGCGTTGCAGATGCTGCTCCTGAACACGGGCAGCGGCAACACGCCCCTGGTCAGCATCCAGGGACAGGCGGGCTTTGGCAGCTTCAACCAGATCAACACGGGTCTACGGGACGGGGTGGCTATGGGCTGGACCAGTGAAGCGCCCAGCTTGAAAGTCGTCGCCATCGACAATCGGTTCGCCATCGAGCGGGTCTACGAGATGGGGGCCAACATCCAGGAGACGGAGCGCTTCATCCAGAATCAGACCGAGCTGATCACCTTCACCGAGGTCGAGGGTTATGCGGTCATCGACCCGAATGCCCTGAAAACGCTCGATATCAACGCATAAGGGGGGAGCCATGTCCTACGTGACCGTGCGTAGCGCCACCGGGGACGACCGGGTGGTGCTGTGGGAGCGGGATCCCCGTCACCCGGACGGCGAGGTGTTCGTCGCCGGGGACACTCCTGTGCAAGCGGGCCTGACCCAAGCGGTGACCAACCGTATCCGGGACGGGCTGCTCGATGTGGTGGAAACGGGACAGGCGCAAGCGGAGAGTGAGGCGGGGCCGGAAGTGGGGCCAACCTCGCCTCTCCCCGCCCTGGCCGACGTGGTGGGCGAGAAAAACGAAGCCCTGCTCAACGGTATCCGCATCTTTTCGGTGGAAGAGTTGGCCGACGCTGACCCGGACCTGTTGGACGGTATCAAGGGCGTGGGCCGGATAACCGCCGACGACTGGATCGCCAAGGCTCTGGCTATTCTCAACGACAAGGAGAAACCATGAATCTCAATAGACAGAAATATGGGCGGGCGGGGGTGATCCTCGCCCTGATCCTGGCCCTGGCCCTGGCCGGGTGCGTCCAGTCTATCCCGACAGGCGAGGGCAGCCAACCTATTCACGTGGTCATCGACAATGCCGCCGAGGTGGGCGAGCAGTCGGTCAACTGGACTGCCCAGCCGGAAGAGGGGGGCAGCCGGGCCGTGGCTCCCAGCGGGGCCAGTGAGACCGGGTTCAACAACATGCAGGTGACCGGCTATGTGGATGTGCAGACGAATCTCTACGTGGGGGACTGGGTGCATATCTTCACGCAGACGCCCATCGCCGTGACGGACGGGGCGGTGATCACGCCGACCGGAACCTATCAACCTTTGACCAGCGCCGGAAGCGTGACGGCCACCCTTACGACTTCCTCGGACTTCGTGACTGCCGGGGATGTACTGGTGCTCATCAACGCCAATAGCACCGTGACCAGTACCGTCAACATCGTGGATAGCGGAACGGCCATGCTTACCGCCGCCGCCGCCCTGGGCCAGTACGACAGCTTGACCCTATGGTTTGACGGCACGAATTGGATCGAACTCAGCCGGGCAAACAACTAGACCAGCAAGGGGCTGACCCGTGGCAATCCTCACCAGCACATCCTATCCAGCTATCCGGCAGGCTCTCCACGTCTCTCTGACGCCCGAGAGTCTGCCGGATGCCATGATCTCCCTGGACATCTACATGGGTGCGGCGGAGGCCGAGGTGGTGCGTCGTGACCCGCTTGCTGCCAGCCGGACGGGGGCGGAATTGCTCCACATAAAGAACGCTATCATCTTCTTGGTGGCGGCCTATCTTGCCCCGGCCATCGAGATGGTGCTGTCTGAATCCATCCCAGGGGGCGGGTACAGATACCAGCGCCCGGAAGTAAACTGGAAAGATCGGGCTGAGTCGCTCATGGCCCGCTACGAAAGTGAACTGGCGGCGGTGCTTGCCCCGGTCGGATCGGACGAGGCCCGCAGCAGCAGCGCCCGCCCCACCTTCTTCGGGGTAGCATCGAGGGTGTATACCAATGGCTGAGTCGCTTTGGGTGGGGATTGACACCTTTTACAAAACCGCTCTTCTGGCTGACCTGGGCGTGACCAGCGGGTTGACGACTCACGTGATCACGGAAGTGGTAAACACCGCCGAATGGGAACCCAAACAGTGGACACTGCCGGTCGCCATCGTGAACGGGGAGACGGGCCGGATTGGCCCACGTGGGCACGCAGACGGCACACAGCACGCCGAGATCGTTTACCCGTATGTCCTGGGGGCGTTGATGCTTTCCAGCACGTATGAGGGGGCCAGAGAAGGGGCCAAGACCCTGGGCCATCGACTGATGGGGAGCGCCCTGAAGAACTTTGCCTGTGGGGGCCTGGCCAACGATGCCGGCACCGAACGGGTGCAAAACACACAGCCCGGCCATGTGGAACATTTCGTGTGGCCGTCCGAGGGCAACCGAAACCATTTTTTCGGCCTGGCCCGGCTTGACATAGACGTACACGCCACGAGGTAGCACCATGATTGTCTTCTGCGCCGACCCACTCGCCAAAATCTATGACACCTACGCCCAGGCCGTTGCGACGGATCGACTGGTATTTGGCCAGGCATACACCGTGCCCGACGCCCTGGGCGAGAGACTTCTGGCCACGGGCAAGTGGACCCAGACCCTACCCGGTCCAATCGCTGGGGCGGCCGTCGAGAAGGTGCCGGGGCTGAGAAAGATCGACGGCATTGGCCCGCGGCGCTTGGAAGCCCTCGCCGCCCTGGGGATCACCACGCTGCAACACCTGATCGACGCCCACGCTGTGACGGTTGACGAAGGGATGGACGGGTCAAGCCTGGCGCAAGTCCTGGGCTGGCAAAACGAAGCTAAAAAACTCATTTCTGAGATTTAGGGAGGAACTATGAACAAAGAGACTGCCAGCTTTGCGATGGGCTTTCAGGCCGCCAAGGGGACTGGGGCGGCGACTCTGATCCGGGGCATTGTGGACGATCACAAGATCGCTCCCAGCTACTCCACCATCCGGCGTGAGGCAGAACACCGGGGCAAACACCAACGCCCCAGCGCCAACCAGTCCAGCGGCATGCGGGGGGCTGTGATCGTGCCGTGGTCGGTCAAGTTTGGTCTTCGCCCACGCATGATCGGGCATGTCCTTCTGTCCAACGGCTACCAGATCGACGCCGAGCAGACGACCGTCACCCTAACTCTTTCGGCGACCGGGGGCACGTTCACCCTCACGGTCAAGGCGCAGACGACCGCCGCTATTGCCTTTGACGCCACTGCCCTCGCCGTGGAAGCGGCCCTTGAACTCCTGACGACCGTCACCGTGGCCACCGTGACCGGGAGCGATGGGGGGCCGTACCTCATCGTGATCGATACGGGCGTAGACAGCACGACCATGACCGCCGATGGTGCGCTCCTGACCGGTGGAGACGGGACGGCCATTTTTACCGCTTGGATCAACCAGCACAATTTATCGGAAGCCAACGCAGGGTCAACCGGGTATGTCACGCTCATGGAGTACCTGGGGGAAGGTGCGGCACGGTACGGACAGCGGGCCGTGGACGGCAAATCAAACAGCCTCTCCTTCAAGGCCACCGCCGAGGAGTTGACCGTAGACGTGGGGGGCTTTGCCATCACCCCCGGAGACCCGTCCGGCTCTGAGGTTGAGATCGATGAGGTGGACGTGCTCTTCCACCCGGGGACCGGCCTCTTTACGGTGGTCTCGTCCGACCTGACTGCCCTGGGCGTCCCGCTGACCCACGATTGGAAACAGGACAACCCCATCGACGACAAGGTGCAACAACTGCACTCCCTCTATCGTGCCCGTCTCCCTGAGGGGGGACGAAAGCGAAATGGGACGCTGGGCGGCCTTGTCTTCGCCGAAGATCCGTTCCGTGAAATCATGTATGCCGGGGGGACGGAGCCTTCTGTGGTCATGCCGGAGGCCTCCCTCAGTTGGTCATGGACCAGTCCGGGCGCGTTCGCCGGTTCGCAAAAATATAGCTTTGCGTGGACGTACCCGATCTGTGAGTTTGAGATCCAGCCCGTGGATCTGAGCGGGACCGGGGAAGTTGTCTACTCCGCTGACTATGTGGTGAGCGATACCGAAACCACTTCCCCTTCTTCCGTGGTCCTGATCAACGACGTGGCCAGCTACGCCGGGACGTAAGCCCGTAGGACGGCCCTAGCGGACTTGGCGGGTCAATCCGCACAAGTGTTCGCATGGAGCGAGAAGTCGCCAGGGCGGGGCAGGGGCGTAGCGGAGCGGGCAGATAAGCCCGACTTGGGCAAGGGCAAGAAAAACAGGATCGGAACTTTCAACCGTGGGCAAAAAGAACAGGAAACAGAAACCCATGACCATGCAGCTTTACTTCCGAATGCCCGCCGAGGATGACGGGGGGGTGCAATTCCAAATGCTCTCCGCCATCGACCAGGCGCTGAAGGTGGGATTTGATGACCAGGACATCATGGCGCGGATTGAGGAAGCCGAGGCCGAGGCCAAGACCTACCCGGACAACATGGAGCTTCTCGCCCATGTCGCCGAGCTTCGGGCAGAGCATGAGGCCATGAAAGTTGCCTTTGAGAACCTGCCGGCAGAGCGTGAAAAGATTCTCGCCGGACTGCCTGAATTGGAGTGGATACAGATCACATGCCACGAGCTGGCCCGCATGGACTTTGCCCACTATGAGTCTTTGTGGAATGAGGCTCGTGACTACTTTGAGGCCGAGACTGGGCTGAAGATTGACGCCAAGGTTGATCAGGAGTCAGAGGTGGGCCGGTTCCGCCGTTCGCTGTTGCTCCGGGCCGGGATGTTGGCCAGCGTGAAACACAAGACCAACTTTCGGGAGGGGACCACTGCCTATTACGCAGACACATGCACCCTCGTCGCCGGCCAGACGCCTAACGATGACACGGTATGGAGTCACACGCAGATCCCCGCCGATTGGACCACGCCCGATGGGATGCTCAATGAAATGCCGTGGATCTTGTTCAATCATTGGGCAGAGTTAGCCCATACGGTCAACGCCGGGATCTTGCCTCTTGCACCGGATTTTTTAGCCGGGGAGCGCGTAGCGATCCCGTCCCTGAAGAGATAGCCCGGCAGATTGACGCCGAGCGGGAAGCGATGGACGCCGCGCTAGCGACGCTGATTCTGCCAGACAAGGAAGCGACCGAGAAGCCGCCCACCCTGGCAGAGATTGAGGCCGAGGCGGGAAAATGGCACTTGGCCAGGCCGGAACATTTGGATCTATTCATCCTGTACCGGTCGATGGGCGGGGGCGGTGAATCCCTGTATGACCTGTGGAAGCTGATGCAGGAACCAGGGAGCGCCGCCCTTTTGCACGATTTCGCCATCCTGGGCCAGCGGCTGAAACGGCTAAAGGCGAGGGATAAGGCAAGGAAAGCCAAGGAAAAGGGGAAGGGCAAATGATCCAACTTCAGGCGACAGAGGAAACCAAGGCCCATCACAGAGATTTCCTGGCTCTCTTGGCCCGGATTCAACAGCCATCAACTATCGTGCGCAGGGATGTGGGCCGGGCTGTTCGCCGAGGGATCGCAGAAAACTTTGTCCGGGAGCGGGCTGGAGATGGGCCAGCCTGGGCACCTCTCGCCCCTCTGACCATCCGCACACGGATTCGGCGGGGCTTTGGGGCGGGGCCGAAGCTGTTTAACACGGGGCGGTTATTGCGCTCTTACACTGAGGAATTTGACCGGGACCATGACCAGCGCTTTCGGTCCACGGCCACGGGCTATGAGATGGAGTATGGCAGTACCGACTATCGGGCGGCGTGGCATGAGGGGGGAACCTCTCGGATGCCGGCTCGCCCGGTTTTGTTTTTGTCTAGCCGGTCCGAGACGGATCTGAGTTATAGCCTGGCGAATGTCCACACCCGCATCTTTGCCTCAGCAGGATTTTAAGAATCTGAGAGTCTAGAATTATGAGTAGGGAATTTCACTACAGGGTCACAGTCGATACCGAGCAGATCCGCGGCGCTGCCGTGGTGATGCGCCGCGCCTTTGAGCAAGAAATGGGGCGCATGAATATCACGCCCGGCGCGGCGGGTGGCTCGTCGGTAACACAGTCCGTGTCACGTGCCGTCGCCGGTGGTAAAAGTGGCGGGGGCATCCTCGATAGTCTCCGGGGCATGGGAGGGTTGGGTAACCTGGTGGCGGGTGGTGTGGCCGGGTACATGGGGATCGCCGGGGCCAAACAGTTACTCGCCGGGGCCAATGAGTTGGCCAGCTACTCAACCGAGCTTCGCCGGACCTCGACCGCCTTTGAGCTTTTGTCCGGCTCTTCCGACAACGCCGCCGCCAAGCTCATGGCGGTGCAACGGGCGTCCGGGGGATCGATAGATAAGCTCTCGGCGATGACAATTTCTAACCGTGCCGCTGCCCTGGGCATGGCAGACACGGCCAAGGAATTGGAGCGGGTCACAAAGTTTGCCACGATCTCAGGCCGGGTGCTGGGGCTGGACACGACCGCCGCCCTTGACAACATGGCCTTGGCCGCGTCTAATTTGTCCTTTGCCCGGCTGGACCAGTTGGGTCTATCGTCGTCCATGGTGCGGAAGCGATTCCAGGAGCTCCGCGGCACGATGTCCGACAATAAGGCTTTCCTGGAAGCCATGCTCGTCACAGGGGAAGAAACGTTCTCTTCTCTCAACACCGGTGCGCTCTTGGCTGCTTCCGGCCAGGAACGATTTAGCAAGGCACTGACCGAGAGCAAAGAAAGGCTCTCCTTCCTCGGGGAGGCGTGGGATAAGTTCCTGCTGACCGTGGCCAGAGACTGGATGGGCGACCGTACCGTAGACGAACAGATCGCCCGATTCCAGGACCGGATAGACGAGATCCGAACCGCAAACCCGGCCCGCCAAGCCCTGAGCGACCCGGCTTTTAACGACATTCCCAACATCGGCCTGGCCCGGGCGGATATTATGGGCTTCAAAGAGGCTATGACCTTTGGCGTTGAGATTGGCCAGATTGAAAAGGTGATCGCCAGCTTCAAGGGCATGAGTGACGCCGTGTTGGATGGGGTGCCGGGCATTCAGGCCAACCGGGACGAAATGATCTCCTTGGGAGAAGCGGCCATGTTGGGGCCGCTCTCTGACGAACAGTTAGCCCGCCTGAAGGTGTTGACGGAGTGGTGGGGCCGGGCCGCTTACCAAATAGGCACGGCTGGGGCCAATATGCTACAGGTTGCATCGATGCCGTCTGTAGTGTCCAGGGTTTTCGATGGGACCGTTTTTACCTCAACCGGTGGAGCCAACTGGATCAACCGGGGGCCAATGGTAGGCCCACAGGAGCAGCCGTCAGGGTGGACAAAGCCGGGGACCGTCCCACCGACAGGGGCATGGTCCGTTGATGGGATACAGGACGCCTTGGCAGATGGAGCTTCTGAACGCAAGGCCCTTGACAAGAGAGCGGCTGAGGATGCCAAGAATGCTTGGATCTCTGCCGGCAAGGACACGGCCAGCGCCTGGAAGTCTGCTATCTCTGGCATCCCTGGCCTACCCGGAACGGGGCGATCCTCCGTGACTCAGGGGGATATGGACGCCGCGGCTGCGGGTGCATCGATGCGCTACGCCGATAGCTTTATCCGAGAGGCGCAAGATGAGCTCTTGAATGGGGTGGACCGGCCCAACATTGACCGGGACTTTATTGAGAAGCTGACGCAGACTTCCGGCCTCTCCAACGAACAACTGTTCGCCCAACTTGATAAGCAGTACCAGAGCGGTCAACTTTTCGCCAACCCATTTGCTCAGGAAAACGTTGACAAAATCATCGACTTTGACGCCGTGGGCAAGGGCTTGCAGGACCAGAAGGACGCCACGACCGGCCTCGATTTCGTTGAGAAGGAAATGGCCAAGCGCTTTGGGGGCATGGACTTCTCCAGCATGGGCCAGACGTTGGCATCCGGGGTCTCCGATGTGATCTCCGATGGGACCGTGGACTTTGCCGGCGCAGCCACCAGCGCCATTGGGGGCCAGTTTGCCAGCAAAGCGAGCATGGCCGCTTTCTACGACATGGGCGTCGATTCCAGCAACATGATGTGGCTGGGGTTCAGCGGGGATAACGGGATCGGGGCGAACGGCTATGCCGCTGCCTTTGCTGCCGTGATTAAAGACGACATCAAGGCTTATATCGACGCAAGGCTGGGGGTGTAAAGTGCCGGTTCCGACGATCAACTCAGTACCCATCCCCACCAGCATGGCCTATGAAGGGGTCTTCGACTTTCAGCCCCAATCCATCGGGACCAAGAACGGAGAGGGGGACGCCGTTCTTGCCGGTCCCCAGCGGGCGTTTTGGCACTTTGATGTACTGACGCCGGACGAATGGACCTGGTGGACCACGACAATCATGGGGGGCACTCGCAAGGCCTCGATTGACATCACCTCGGCCATTCTGTGGGATGACGTGATGGGATGGCTGACCTTTACCGATGGCAAGCTGTACATGCCGACGAAAAAGGCATACACAGCCGGGCAGTTTTGGGACATCACCATTGAATTTGGACACTTGTTGCCGTTGGTTCTGAGTTAAGGGGATTTATAACCATGTCTGATTTTGTACCTATCTTTGTGGATGGATTTGACATCAACTTTGCGGACGGCAGCGCGGGGCTGTGGGACTCAGCCGTGGGGGGTGGGGATCTACTTTACACAAACACCAGAACCAGGTCGGGGTTTGGGGCTTTGGAGATCCAAGGTAATCGGTTCGCTAGGACGGAATTGACCAGAGCTTTCCCCTCGGCCACTGAGATGTATTTTGGCTTCTCACTGGATCTGAACTCGGACACGGCCATCAACCCATACAACGGGGACGACTTGATATTTTTGAGGCTGTACGATTCGTCTGGCGGTGTGCAGATGGCTTTTGGCATCAACAAAACGACCCATACTCTGCGCGTCTTCAGGGGCATGGGCACCCTACTGGACGCATCGAGCGGGGCTTATCCTGAAGACGCCAGCGGGTACTTGGAGATTCACGTAGTGGTGTCTGACACCGTGGGGGTCATACAGGTAAAGCTGAACGGCGCTTTGGTGGTAGATTACTCAGGTGACACCAAGGACACGTCAGTGGCGAACATTGCCACGATTGGCATCGCCAACCAAAATACGGGAACTCTGTACTATTGTACTGCCCACTTCCACGTTGACGATTTCGTGATGGGGACCACGGACTGGCCGGGCCAGCCCGTGGTCATCCCTGTCTTTCCCGACGCGGACGGGACTCACTCGGACTGGACAAGTACGGACGGGGACCAGCACAGCGCCATCGATGAGCTGGGGACATACGGTAACGCCCCGGATACGGCCACGAAGTTGACCGGCGCAGTCGTGGCCGAAAGTTCTAGCGTAGGGCTGTCGGCAGTGGGCCGAAGTGGAGAGGTGTTGGGTTTCCAGCTTGCCACCTACATGCAGAAAAGCGATACGGGCGCAGCATCGGCTGAGGAGTTTTTGCGAATCGGTGGAACGGAATACAACATAGCCACCCTGTCGCCAGGGGCCGCATGGGGCTGGTTGATTGAGGCCGTTGCGACAAGCCCTGACACGGCCGAAAAGTTCACTGTGACCGAGATTGACAGCATGGAGATTGGTTGGACTAAAGCAACATGACCAGTGTCAGCGTAGCCTCAGTAATGGGATATGCAGCCGTAGCCGAGCAGTCGAGCGTTGAAATTGCCTCGGTCATCGGCTATGTCGCCGTGGGCGCGGTGACGAGCGTCGAGGTTGCTTCAGTCGTCGGATACGTGGCCATGATTGAGGCAATTCCCACGGGTGGGGCCCATGTCTCTTCCGGGGTTGTGGGGGCAGGGGGAGGGCCATCCAGCAAACGGCCCACGCCTTCAGACATCCAACCCCCTGCCCCACTGACCAGCCAACACGCTCCCGATGGCCGGGCCGGGTACTCCAAGATGAGGATCTTTGTCGGTCCTCCCTGGCGTAAATCTGATGAGTCGGATTTTTGGGACTTCTCTTCGTTGGCTCTTACTGCCTACGCGCCTCACGCCGGGACAACGGTCGCCGCCAACGTAGGGGCAAGTGACACGTCCCTGACCGTGACAGATGCCACCGGCTGGCCGACTGCCGGGTCGGTATGGCTGGGGCCAGGGGCAAGCGGGCAGAGTTGGGGGCTGGCCAGCTACACCGGGCGCACGGGCAACCTGCTCACCGGGCTTGTCCGGGACGCGGTGGACGCAGAGTACAATGGCCTCCACACAGCCGGGGCGGTGGCCGCTTTCTGGTATCCGCTTACGGAAAACGATGGCTCCCTGGGCTTCCGGGAATACTCAGACGCTGATCAATCGGCCATCACATGGGATCTGAGTCTCGCTGGCGTCAATGCGCCCGTGGGCATACTCCGATCCGGGGCGCTGGTGCTGGTGCAAACCCGCGAGATAAGCGGAGGGGCTTGGGGATCATGGACCAATTGGGCAATCGGCTGGCTGGCCGGGTCAAATCCCCAGGATGACGAGAACCGGGTGGGCCAGTGGTCGGCCACCGTGGGCACCCTATCCGATGTTCCCTTGTCGGCCAGCGTGACCGGCCTGCACGTTGGGGAGAGGGATGTAGCCGACGAAGCGGGAACCAGCGCATCCGGTAGCCTCTCGCCGGTCTACAAGGCGATTGGCAACGGGTCCGGGGAGATCATCAGCGAGAATGAGACCGTCACACCCGGCCAGGCCATCGATGGGGCGCTGGCCACGGCCTGGGTCTCCGACCGCTACTATGGGGAGGATAACCCGCACCATACGCCGGGCACGGAGACCCTGGACGGCATCCGGGAGACGCATGGGGTCACACAGGCCCACCTCACCCGCTACACCGGCCAGAGCGATGGGTACAGGTGGATTGAGATCACCTTCTTCCAGGACTTCAACGCCTCGGATTGGCTGATCGCCGGGGTGGATTGGATGGTCCCCTTTGAGAATGATGATTCGCTCGACTACTCAGCCGGGCAGCGGGTGATCCTGGCAGAGAACCCGGAACTATTTCAGGCCGAGAATCCAGAGAACGAGGCCGACGCCGTTCTCGACCTGGCTGATTACTTGTTGTGGAATATGTACAATCAGAAATACACCGTGGAGAACGATGCAACCGGGGGCACATTCACGCTCACCGTGGACAGCCAGGCCACCGGGGCCATTGCCTACAACGCCACAGCCGCTACGGTTCAGGCCGCCCTCGTGGGCCTGTCCAGCGTAGGGGCCGACAGCGCCATTGTGACCGGATCTGCCGGCGCGCTGGTGGTCACGTTCTGCAATGGCCTGGGGTCCGGCGACGGGCCAGGCCTGTCCGGGGATGGGGGCAGCCTGACCGGGGGCACCCTGACCGTCACGCAGACCCAGGCCGGGGGCTTCCCCTTCGCCACATCCAGCGATGGGACGGCCATCTTTGATCACCTCGATCCGGCTCAGGGAGTGATCCGGCTGTATTGGGGCGTCTCAGGCCAGGGGCAAAGCATCTTGGCGTGGGGCGGAGGTGATCCGATCACCCGATGGGGTACGTTCTGGACCGGGGACGCTCTGCCCGTCCTGGGCACGGCGCAGACCGCCCGCATGAAATTCAACCCGACCACGCCCACGGCCACGGCTGACTTTTGGGAGGTGGGCCGGGTTGCCACGCCGGGCTATAACATTCTGGCCGCAGACAAGGCTTGGATCTTGCTCGACCTGCCCTCGATGGGGCTGAAGCTGGCAGAGGACATCACGGACACCGTGCCGGGCATCGGGGACGAGTTGAGCATAGAGAACGTGGCCGGGGCCAGCGTCGAGGGGCTTCCGGCTTCCGGGCCTTTGCAGGTGGGCGACGAACAGATCACTTACTCGGCCAGGGACACCGTGGCCGGGTCGGTCACGGTGTCGGCGAGAGGGGCAAACGGCACAACGCCGGTCGCCCACGACGCCGGGGATCCGGTCTACTTTGTGGACGGCGCAGGGGTGGCCACGGACGCCTACCCCATCGACACGATCCGGGTGCGCCGCCCTGCTGGGCTTGCCGTGCCAGAAGACTTTGTGATCCGGGGGTCCGCCCTCTCTTCGGCCAGAGACCCAAACCAGACCAACTACACGACCGACTATGTGACCCTGGCCACCGTGACCGGGAATGTCCTTGAATCCTACAGTTTGGATTTATCCGGGGCACCGCCCCGCATCCGTTACCTGCTGGTGGAAGTGACGGCTATGTCTGATGGACCGTCACGGGTGTGGGTGAACGAGTTGGACGCCGTGGTCGATCCTGACGTGTTGACGCCGGGGGCAAACCTGGCCAGTGGGACCGTGGCTGACGCCATCGCCGCCTTGCTTGCCCAGGCGGGCTTACCTGCCGGGTGTTTGGTGGACGCCGGGGACACCATCAGCCTGTCCAACTACACGACAGCCGGGGGGTCTTTGTGGCCCATCCTCTCGGACCTGGCCAACTTCTCCGGGACTCGTATCCGAGTGGGCCGGGATAGCAAGCTCTATGTCCGCAAAGATCCGTTCTGGACCGGGACGCCCACGCCGGACGGGGAATGGTCTCGCACGGAGGTGCGCCACGTCTCGCCGTCCAGGGCGGTCAACCAGAAGGTGGGGCAAATCTCGTTGACCTGGCGCAGCGCAGATGACCCAGGGGAGAGTACGGTCAATCAGCCATCGACCCGGGCGCGCACGGGGGATGTGGTGAGCGTGGGGCCGTACATCTTCGCCGATGAGACCGCCGCCACGGTCGCCGCTCTCAAACGGTACTGGCAGGCCCGGCGTCCTTACACCACGCTCATGGAGTTGGCCTTCCCTGGCCAGGCCCTGGAAGTGGGACAGGTGTATGAGGTGACATGGGCCTTTACCGGGCGCACGGAGGTTCGTACCTACTCCCTGGCCACGTTAAATCTCGACTTTCGCAAATCCTCTTGGCAGACGGTTGTGGCCGGTGTCCAGATCGATCGGGAGGACGAACGCTAATGGCCAGCCGACTTTACTACGAGGCGCTGAATCAGCAATCCACCGAGGGGCTGGGGGATTCCCTGCTCCGGGCCTTTGAGGGCAAAAAGCGAAAACACATGGGCGTCTACCTGGGGCGCAATCAGATCCAGGTGAATGGCCAGCGTTACCGGTTCCGCAATGAGAGCGGGCTGGATGTGGCCGAGGGGGAAGCTCTGGCGGTGGTGAACGTGGGACGACTCGCCGCGGCTGAGTATGCGCCGGCGAGTGGGGCCGGGTCCGTGGCAACCGGGGGAGGATCGTCCGGGGGAAGCTCTACCAGTCTGGCCGATCACAACCATTCCGGGGCGGCGGGGAGCGGTGGGGCATTGGCCGGGTATGCGCCCGTTATCCATACCCACGTCGAGGCAGGCATCACAGATCTAGACCACACCCAGGCCCTGGGGTGGATTGTCTGCACCAATGACGCAATCGTGATCAACGCAGGGGAGGTAGTATGGCAGCGTTAAACCAAAACGCCATTTCGTTACTGGCGACTGTGACCGGGATCGACGCCAAGACCGTGGCCGCCACCACGCTCTATACTGTGCCGGTCGGCAAGTCTTTGATCGTGGATCATTTGGTGATCCGAGTGACGGTTTTCACGGTGGGAGCTAAGTCGGTTCAGGCTGTGGCCTCCTTCGGCGGCAACTCTGCCACCTGGGACGACTATCTCGACACCATCGCCTATACCGTGGCGGCAGCAGATGTGGCGATTCAGGATAGTGTGGAAGATGCCGCATTCCCCGTCTATGCGGATGGGGATCTGTTCAAATTGAGCGTTGAAACCGGCAGCGATGCCACCGCGGAGACGTGGGCGGTTGACCTATTCGGATACCTGATTTGATTTCTAATCACAAGAAAGCAGAGGAAAAGACTATGGAAGACGTAAAGAAACCGGGCCTGACGCTCTCGCTGGCGTTTGCGGTCCTCATGTGGGTCGTGGACTTTGTGGACAAACGCTGGCTGCACTTTCAGTTTGCCGAGTGGTTCCCGTCCTTCCTGGCCAGCCTTCAGGTGTTGGCCGGCGTGGTGGGGCTGGTGGTCGCGGCCCTGGCCTCCGCTTGGGTTTCGTTTATGGGGGAAGCCGCCAAGCAACAGCAGACCAACCCGAACACTCGCGGGGCTGAACCGGTAAAGCGCAAATCGTTCTGGCGTTACGCCCTGTAGAGGCCCCAAAAAAATGAGAATTAAGACACAGGGAACAGTCTGGACAGTTCTGTTGTCCGCGGCGATGCTCATCGGCCAGTGGCTGGACGATACCTACTTCCACACCGGGATACGGGAATGGTTGCCGAAGTTCCTGAACAGTGCGCAGATGATCCTTGGGCTGGGTGCAGCGGCCGTTGGTCTAGCCTACACGATCTATATGGAGACCTTGGCAAAGCAGGCGCACAATTTTGGCCCAGACCACCTCCCCGACACGCGCTCAGTCAACTGGACGAGAGAGCCGGAAAAATCCCTACTGCGAAGGATTCTATGACCGTGAAAATTCTAATCGTGGAGGACGACGAGGGGCAGGCCCATCTTTACCGCAAAGCGTTGGAAAGGATGTCTCTTGTCGAAGCGGTAAAATCCTGTCATTCTGGCCGTGAGGCGTTGGAGGTGGACTGGACAAACTACGATGTGGTGGTCGTGGATCTGTTCATGCCGGGCATGTCGGGCGACCAGGTGATCGCCCATGCCTATGAGAAGTGGGGCGAACTTTTGCCGCCCGTCCTCATTTTTACGGCCAGTCCAATGGTGCTGATTGATAAGATCTCGCTACCTATGCCACCCACCCCGATCTATCAGAAGATCGGGGGCCCGGAAAGTATCCTCCACATTTTAAGATCGGCTGTTCATGAAGCTTTTAATCGTCGCGCCTAAATCAAATTTGAACACGTTCAGCGAGATCTTGGATGCCACTGGACCGGGGGAAACCAGGGTTTTGCACGGCACGGTAACGGTGCGTGAGGTGATGACCGAGATCCGAACCGGACAGTTTACCCACATTTATTTCGCCGGACACGGGGACGATCAGTCTCTGATGTTTTCAGACGGTCTTCTGAACAAAGCGCTGCTGGCTGATTCCATCCAGGCGGCGGGGGCCATTATTCTGGTCCTGTTCAATTCGTGTCAGAGTTTGGGGCCGGCCTTGGCTGCGTACGGAGCGGGCGTCCATTATGTGATCGGCTGGCAAGGAAATGTTTCAGATTCCGCCGCAATCAACTACGCCTACGCCTTCTGGGCCACCTACCGGCTGAGCAATGATGTGCATGTGGCTCACCGCACGGGCCGGGAGGCTGTGATCTTCGGCAACCCGGGCCACGAGACCCCGGACCTGATCAACGGACGCAACAGCGGCTATCAGCAACGGGTCGAGTCGCTACAGGTGCAAGTGAGCCGACAGCGCCAATGGCTGTTTGTCCTGATGGTGACAACGGTGGCTTCGCTGGTTATCGAGACGATCACTCTGTTTTTGATGTGGGGGACGTGACCACCCCCACGGTTCCAATAAAAAAGCCCCGGCCAGTGTTGCGCCGGGGCTTCGCTTATTCTTCACTTTTTAGATTCAGCAATATTTTCTTGGGGTGCGATTCGTTTGAGTCTTGCCGCCCAGTATCCACCGGGGCAAGGTATCATCTTGCACTTGCGCGGCTTCCCAGCTAGACACCCTTTGCAGGGTATCCATTCTTTATCCCAAACCAGCAAGTCAAAACTCATCTGCTTACTCTCCATCAATCCCCTCCCTCAACCACGCTCCAAGCTCATCTTCCACGAACCACATCCCAGCATCGCCCCAGGGCACCCGGATCACCTGCCCGGTCAATGGGTCAACATGATCGGCCACGATTGACGGTGCGACGTGTGCCCCCGCCCAGCGCCAGGATACCCGATAACCCTCGCCGGCCATCTTCTCGGCGGTGACGTCGAGGGTGTGGCTGTCGTACTTCTGCGGCTTCCACCCCTCCCCCAATGACCAGCGACGGGCGAAGGATTTGGCAGCGTACTCTGTGCGCCAGGCCAGGGTCATCCCGCCGCTTCCGGGCTGACCCGGGTGATCCTCGCAGAAGGTGATATTGCGCCCCAGGTGGATCAGCACCCAAAGGACTTGTCCCCCATGCCGGCGGGCTGACTGCTCGGCCAGGGCTTGGGACTGTCTGCGGGTTGTGTTGAAGGCGGTGAGTCGGGGCATGGGTTTACGGTCCTTAAACCAGCAGGGGTTGGTGTATTAGGTTGCCATCGTCCGAGATCATGATGGCAGGATGGGGGTCTGTGGCGTCGGCGTCGGCGGCTGACCATTTGCGGGGCCAGATGTCCTGTTCCCACATTTGCCTGATTCGGGTTTCCTCTTCGGCATTGATCAGATCGATACCGGCCCGGCGCTGGATGTCCAGGATCGTGTCCAGGCCATAGGCCCGGCCCTCCATTGTCAGCGGCCCCATGCGCTGCACGTTGCGGGACCATTGTCCATCCTGGCGCATTTCCGGCTCAATTTTGCGCTTGCGCCATGCCGGGAGTTTAAGATCCCGGTACAGGGGCTTGAGCTCGAGCAGCGGCGCATAGCGGCTATATTCGGTGTGGGTGGCCAGTAGCCTCTCCAGGGCCGTGTCTCGGCTGGCCAGGGGGCAACCTACGCAGCCGGTGCGCACGTCGTCCTCCCCATAAATGACGGCGATGCTATCGGCCTGATAGCCGTGTCGATCCTGCTCAAAGTAAAGCCAATCGTAGACATGACACAATCTCCAATGCAGCAAGGGTGATAATGTGTCGGCGAGACTGTCGGGCGTGGAAACCTGAAACCAACCCTGGCCACATTCCCCACTGTCTTTGCTGCACGAAATGGCAATGCGCTGATCTCGTGCAGCGCTTTCCCCCAAGCGAACACCCGTCAGCATGAGAAGCTTTTCCCCAGCGTCTTGTCTGAGTTGCCCCAGAGCCAGGTGCATTGGCTCGATCTTGATCTGGGGCGTACACCAGCGAAATGTGTTCGACGGCGGAGGGACGCCACGACCCAGCATGTAGACAAAATATCTATCATCCAGCTTGGGCAGCACGATCTTTGTTTGGATGCCATTGGCGGCCAACTGATCGAGGAGAACGGTTGCCCCATCCCGAAGGGGCGGCAACTCCATGCGGGTGTCCGCGTACATCACGGTTAGGCTGGCCGGGGCCGGGATCAGCCCGGATTGGACGGCCCAGGCCACAAAGATCACGGTGGCGGTGCTGTCCTTGCCTCCAGAATAAGCAATCGTCCAGTGGTTGTACTTTTCGCCATAGGCGGCAAGACTGGCGAGAGATTGCTCGATTGAGGAATCTAGGCTTGTGCGCTTGTCGTCGAAAAGGCTATTTTGTCTCATGGGTCTACGGTCCTCATACGGGGTGCGTTGGCTAGGACGGGTCAGTCCAGAAGTTGATGAGCTTGGCCGGGGTGGGCAACTGTTTGCGCTTGCGGACTTCGTCCAGCCACACTTTGTACGGATGATACTTTCGCTCTCCGAAGGGGTAGGCGTCCCGGAGCAGCTTGGTCATCTGCTCCGGGGTGGCCGTAGGGTTGTCGCGATACACTTGATCGATGACTGAGCGGGCCTTCTCTCGCCAGTTCACTCCTCACCTCCCGGAAATAACTCCCGATAACATTTGTCACAGATCCCCACGTCGCCGGCCACGCTGTGTTTGGCCATGTGGAAGGTGCCGGTTGCGCTCCACTTATGGCAGACCGGACAGAGGGCGGGCAGGCTATCAGTCACCCAATAGCGGAGGCGATACCACGCACCCCGGATCTTGTATTGGATTCGCTTGATGTTGAGTTTTGTGGACATCGATCTTCCTCCATGTTCCCTTAGCTGGCCTGGGCTATTTCCAAGACGACCCGCCCACACTCTGGACAGGCCCACAGTTGCCGTACCTCGTCCCTAACTCGCTGATGGGCATCTCCAATCCAATCGCACCCGAAACAGGCGTAACGTTGTGGTGCCAGGACCGGGGCGAACCGTAAATCGACCTCGTGCAATTCTAGTTCAACCTCTTGGCCAAGGTTCTCCACTTCCAATTCTTCCCGCACGGCCTTGAGCAGATCCGACACTCTGACACAGCCAAAGAAATTCCCATCAAGCAGGCTCACGTCCGAACCGTTGATGCTGGCGACCAGATGTAGCGCCGGGGGCGGGGGCGCGTCCATGCGGAAATACTTTTCAGTCGGTTCACCTTCCGGCGTGAGTTTTTCGCCCCAATGCTGCCCGTCCTCATCCATGCCATCGTAGCGGAATGCCGGCGTGGACGTGGGCTTGGCTTCCATCGCCTTCTGAACACAGAGCAGCTCGTACATCGCCAGTTTCAGATCGGTGATCTCATAATCGGCGCTCATGTCGCCGGCTTCCAGGCGGGCGTAGGCGTCGGTCAGGTCGGCCTGGGTCTGGTGGTAGACGACCAGGTCTTCATCGGCGAGCGGGATCAGTAGGGCTTTCGTCATTGTGCTAGTTCCTCCAACTGGATAGTATTCGCCTGCCCGGTATCCACCCCGGCCACGGTGCATTCGTAGCAGCGGGGTAGCCCGTCCAGGCTGCGGACGGCTTGGTGATGGGGCTTGGGCAGCGGTCGCCGCGGGCCGATGGTCGGGATATGGTCTCTGCATCGGGTGCGGGTCACACTGTCCCAACAGATATAGGTATAGGTTGGGATAGGCATTTGGTTCTCTCCTGTCTTTTCCAGGACCGCCCCGGTGCGCCGTTTTGCCTGTCACCGGTCAATGTGTGCGGAGGGTCCGGCTGGGGCTTGTGGCGGGCTGGGTAGCCGCCCTAGACCTGTTTGGCTGTTCGCTGTTCGGCTGTTCGCTGTTCGCTCCCCTGTTCTGTCCAGAAAGACTTAAATCTGACCTTTCAGATCCATACAGAACAGGGGAACACCCGAACACCTAAACAAAATCAATGCACCTTGGCTCTGCTTGGGTGGCCGATGGCTTTGATTAGTTGGTAGGATTTCCAGAACGTGGCGAGCAGGTAGTTGTGCAGCACGTTGTCGCTACCCGGATTGTGATACGTACGACGCACCTGTCCGGGCACGATGCCGTTCCGCCTGTCCCGTCCGATCTGGACGGTTGCCATATTGGTTCGTCCGTCGCCAGCGAACCCGTTGATGGCGATGATCTCCCGACGATCTTTGGCGAGGCTTGGCTGAGTAGTCTGATCGTTGCTCAACCAGGCCTCGGTGGCCATGAAGACGGCCAAGAGCGTGGCGGTCGGGAATCTCTTGACGAATGTGTTAGCTATCGCAGCCATGAACGCTTCCTTCTCTTGTGGAATCCCGTCCATCAACATGAGTGCTTCGGCCTTGACTGCCCGCGGGGTGCAAGTCGGGTCTGCGTAGATGCAAAGGATATGGGGCAGTAACTCGGTTGGGTTGGCCTGGATCATAGCCAAGGTGCTCTCCACCTCCCTGTCTAGCATGTCGTTGAAGTCTTGGTTACTGATCATCGGTCTCTCCTTCTTCGTCTTGGAGCTCGTCCAGATCGTCATCATCGGCGGGGATTGCACAGGTCCACCCCGTTGCGGCGTAGAGGGTGGGCGCCCGGCCTGGCCGGGTGGTGGGGGCCGGGCCGACTGCAACGGCCCGGCCCTCTTCGACCAGACGCCCCAGGTTGACAGTTATGGTCTGATAGGCGATGCCGGTCTCGTTGGCGATCATGGCGGCGGTCTTGGCCGTAGGGACGATGGCCAGCCAGATTTGCTCCTTGGTCCCCACTACGTCTTTCAAGGCGGCCAGGGCTGCCAGCCTGCGGCTTGCCGGCTGGTCAAGGGAGCGGCTGTCAAGGAATTGGCGTACATGGGGCTGGTTGGCGTAGGCGGCGACTTCATTGAGCCGTTCGGCAATGGACAGCATGTCGTCCATAAGCCGTATCTGCACGCCAGGCACATGGGCCAGGGCTGCACAGATCTCGGCGGTGATGTCGCTGAGCACGACGCCCAAGGTGAAGGGAGAGGCCATCACTGCACCTCCCCGTCTGCAGTGGCGGCCACCCAGCGGATGGAGCGATCCATGATCAGGGTGGGTTCAAAGGTATCATTGTCCAGATTCAAGGTGCGGCGGGCCATGTCGATACCGGACACGCTGGGCGTGTCGGAAAGGCCCAGGCTGCGAATGCTGGCGGGCCGGTCGCCCAGGCTGACCAGGGACTGGCGGGTAAGGGTGACGATAGCGGAAAGTTGGCTTTGGATTTCTGCTATGTCCCGGCTGGCAGCGTCCGGGAGCAAGATTTTCTCCCGTAGCTGACGGATCATGGCGTCGGCGTCGGCGTCCCCGAAGAAGTTGAGCTTGCCGATCTGCTCAACCATCTTGGAAAGTTGTACAATGCTGCGGGCATGGAGACTCTCCTTGCCCTGGAGCTTGCCCAACACGTCTCGGCACGTGTCGAAGATGAGTCCGGTGAATTGACCCCGGATGTCGGCCATGAAGCCGGTGACGAGCTGCTCCTTCTGTTTGCGGGCCGCCTCTACGATGTCCCGGTTCATGGCTTCCATCATTTCCGCTTTGACTTGGGCGGCGCTGCGGGCGGCCAGGGTCTCGGCCCGGAGCTTCTCTTCTGTAGCCCATTCCTGTTCCCGCTCCAGATGGCGTCGGGCCTGCATGCGGTCGATGTCCAGGTCGGTCTGGATGCGAATGCCCTGGGCCCGAGCGGCGTCTTCGGCCAAGAGGCTGGGTAGAGGGATATAGAGGAGTTCCAATTCAAAACCGAAGCTGGTATAAATCTCATTCTTGGACGGTATGCGGGCCAAGATATTGGTGACGAAGGTGACCACGAAAGTTTCTTCGTCCTGGTCCTTGAGGGCGGCCGGGGAGATCTGGGCGAGGCGACGGTAAGCCATGTGAGCGGCCTGGCGATACTCGGTGCGCATCTGGGCAACCCAACCGTCATATCCGGCCAGCATCTTGTCTCGAAGAGCGAAATACTCGGCTTCCAGAGCGGTCATGTCGTCCTTGAGCTCTTGATAGGCAGTGACCGGGACGAATTGGCCCCAATAGGTCTGAAAACTGGCGTTACCCAGCCGGGTTCGGGCCTTGCTGTCCAGGTTATCCAGTTGGCGGATGGTCGCTTTGGGCATGAGCATCTTTTCGCCCAGGTGCATGAGATCGTCCAGGGATTTGCTGTGTTCGCTGTCGATGCCCAAATCCTGACTGTCCAGCCGGGTCTTGCCCCGCCAGCGGCGGATGTGCAACCGGGCGATGACGCCGGCCCGCATGTGCTTGAGCCAGTCGGCGTCCAGGAGCCGGACACTGCTACCGGTCTCGGCCTCGATGCGTTCGATGTCTGCCTGTATGAGACTGCTTTGAGTGTCTTGCGCCACGATCCACTCCTGTGCTAGAATGATGCTTGATTGTGACTTCATGGCTGATGTCCTTTCGCTAGGCCCGGTCGGTGCTCCTAACACCGACCGGGCTTTTCGTTTGCGGGTTGACGGAAGGGGGTTACTTCAAATTCTCGACAATGTACCGGGCCGCCGTGGTCGGACTGTCCGTCTCAGCTTCCTCGCCATTGTCCATGACGGAGTAGGTGTCGGTTTGGCAAAGTAGGCAGTGACATCGTCAAAAGCCTCATTGCGAGTTTTTCTAGCGTCTCCCACGGTTAGCCATTGCGCCCGTTGCTTCACTTGGGCAATGAACCCCTCTGTTGTTTTCCGTAATCTGTGTGCTGGCAATGTTTTCACGATTTTATCTCCTTGTGTGGGTGGTGGGGACGGGGGAATGTAGCTTAGTCGGTCTTGATGCGCCAGCCGTTGCGCACTCGCTTGCCCTGCCAGACCGAGTTTGTCGGCCAAAGTTGGGGACATGCGGCCTGGGCCTCGGCCTTGGTGGGGTATTTGTACCCCTCTTGCACGGGGGTCCCTGTGCTGTCAGTGAGAAACCATGTGCCGTCGTAGTCCGGTGTTGCGAAAATCGTTTTGTACATTTTCCGTTTCCTTGGTTGATTATGCCGGGTTCGGGGGATGCCCTGGCGGGTGGTGGCTACTCGGCCAGCCATTCCTCGATTTCGTTCAGGCTGTCAAAGCGGCAGATGTCTGTCTGGTGCGGGTAGCTGGCGTTGGGGTGGACGTGGTAGGTGGGCTTGGCTCCGAAGTCATCGTTTGGGTCGATAAATTTGTCGGTGCGCACCGCCCAGGCCCGGCCTTGCTCCTGCAATTTCTTGGTGATGCGGTCGTGTTGCTTGCTCATCTGTCGTCTCCTTGTGCGTGGGTGGTGGGGCCTCCCCGTTGGATTCCCCTATGAATATTATAATCCCATTCTGTCTAAATGTCAAGTTTAAGTTTCAACAAACATGCAATTGACTTTTAATCCGTGGGGGAAGTAGCTTTGATTCCCCCTCCCCAGGGGTAAACCTGGGAAGGGGACGGCGGCTCACAGCAGGTTGAGGGTGCGCCCCCCGTCCTTGCTGGTCTGGATGGCTTTGTCCAGCGTGCCCCGATCGGCCAGGAGCTTGCGGTACTTGGCCGGGAGCAGGTCGGTGTCGTTGCATTCTTTGATGGCAATCAGCGTCATAAACTGGATGTCGGCGGTGCTGGGGGACAGGCGGGAGAAGGCGGCGGCCAGGGCCTGGGTCTGCGTCATGCCTTCGTCCTCCACCAGTTCCACGGCCTTGACCGCGGCGGCCTCAATCTCTGCTCCGGTCCAGCCGTCGCTGGCAGTGATCAGGCTGGCGGGGATGGCGTCCAGTTCGCCCAGGCCGTAGATGCGGGCCATCACCTGGATAATGTTCTCACGCTCCACCTCGTCAGGGACCAGGAACGGAATCTTTTTGTCGAAGCGACCAGGGCGGCGCAGGGCGGCGTCCATCAGGTCCGGGCGGTTGGTGGCGGCCAGGAA